AGGCACCCGCCTCCCCCATTTTCATAAGGGAGCCGGGTCCATGCGACTTTGAAATCTTATCTATAAGACCAGAGACACTGGACGCCCGAGAATCTTCCTTAATACCACGACTTTTAGTGCGGGTAGCTTTTTTTGTTTTTTTAGCCACAGGCTCTTCGACCTCTGTTTTGGTTGTTTTCGGACGTGCCAGCTTCATCTATTTCTTCCCCTTCTTAATCGCAGCCTTCAAAGACTTTTTGATGTCAGCAACCTTCTCGTCAGTACCGTCATCATCCAAGTCATCCCAATCGTCATCATCATCATCCTCAGAGATGGGGTCTGGGGCGGGTTCAGGCTTAGCCTCAACCACAGGTTTTGCAGGCTTTTCTGACTCAAAAAAGTCATCGTCGTCAGCAGCAGGCAACGACTTTGTCTCAGGAGCAGCACTCAAAGTACGGCTAGAACTAGAGTTTGGCTTTCGCGGATCAAGCGTACCCTCGAAAATACCCTTCTGAGTTTCGTAATCGTGGATAATTAATGGGTACTGTGCCTCTAGGTCAATCAGGTGGTCAAGCGCATCCAGGTCAGGCAGTTCTGTCGCTTTAGCTCGACAACGCACGCTATATTTTGTCCAAGTGCGATTAGCACCCTCACCAACAATCTCACTCTTCACCTTAATATCGTGCCCCGTAAGAGGGTGCGTAATGTCTCCGTAATCTTTATCTGTGAAATACGTCTTTAACTCACGAAACACAGTCATAGACATCTGCCAGATTTGGACTTTCGGTGTCCCGTCCTCATTATGAGTATCGTTAATATCAACGACATTACATATAAAAGAGGGGTTCGCTTTCATCTTCCGCGCAAGCTGCTGCTTACGTGGGTCGTCTAGATTAAAGTACTCATTTACCATCTCACAGTAATAGCAAGGCTCGTCTTTGTGTCGATACGAGCATAACTGCGGCACAGTGCGCTGAGCACCTACCGGGATATTCCAATGCTGCATACGGACAATGTGAAATTTAGACGCAGTTGGGGCCTTTATAATACGAAGAATTCGCTCTTCGCCAGGTTGGAATTTAATTCTCGGAATTGACTTACGTTTTCCGAATTGGCCCTCATCCATTAAAATGTCATCAAGGCTAACGCTTACATAGTTTTTAAGTTTATCTGACATGACTGGTTTTCTCCTTATACAAATCCGTCATCTTTTATAATTACTTCGTGGTTTTTTCTGTCTGTCGCACCTGCGTTAATTAGCGCCTGTAATTTATGGTCTAGCGCATCGCAAGCAGCTTTCAATACTCTTTTATTTTTTCTTGCTTCAATCAGTTCTTCTTTGGTTTCAATATACCTCTCATCCATTATTACTAAGTTTTCTACAATTTTTTCTGTGGCTTTAGAGCCTTCCTTAAAAAGGTTTATGCGTACCTCTTTGTCCACTTCTGCGTGAACACGAGCCAATTTAAATTCCAAAGAACTCGCCTCAGCTTCAGCCTCAGCATAAACGTACCCGTACGAAGCTGCTAACCCCGCTTGCCGGGTAAACTCCTCATTTAGGTTAGAGCGATCTAAACGCATATCTTTAGCCGGGTCAAGCTTATCAGCCAAATCCGATACATTAAATCGACCACGGACGAATGCCTTAATAGATGACATCAGTCTAGTCCCTCCTTATTAGCCCAAGAAACCTGGCTGTAATTGACTTCCGCGATGATAGGGACCCTAAAATTCCAGTCCTCAAATAAATGCTTCAAGTCAGCAACAATATCTATCTCAGACATATGTACATAAAAAATAAGTTCGTCATGGATGTTCATGACCATTTTAGATTTACGACCACGTAAAAAACGAGCCGCTCTCGTCATTATAATTTTAAACATGTCCGCACAGCTTCCCTGCACGACATAGTTTACCGCCTGCCTATACCCGCGCTCTCGCTGCCACTCCTCTAAGTTTGGGTTCAAAAGAGCATCAAGCCGACGAACACGACCGAAGTAATTTTTTACAAACCCGTACTTCTTAGCGAGACGCTGATATTTATATATAAAATTCTTAACTCCCGCGTACCGCTCTAAATACGTTTCAATATAGGAGCGAGCATCCTCGAACGATATTTCCAAACTTTCAGCGAGCTTCTTCGGACCAATTCCGTAGATAATGCCGAAGTTGATAGCTTTGGCAGCGGTGCGTTGTTCTTTTTTAACATCTTCAAATTTGACACCAAACATCTCAGAGGCCGTCAATGTATGGATATCTATGTCCTCTTTATATGCCCTTAGTAACAAATCATCTTTGCTATAGTGGGCCGTCATTCTCAACTCAATCTGACTCAGGTCAATAAAAATCATAACGTAATCGTCTGATAACGGTACAAAACACCGACGAATATCATTCTTACCTACCGCACGCGGTATAACCTGAAGACTTGGTTGCTTACATGTAATCCGGCCAGTCACCGCCACCGCCTGCATGTAACTGCAATGTATCAGATCATTTTCATCACAATACAATGGCAGCGGCTCAGCGTAGGACGTAAGTAACTTAGTACTAGCCCGGTACTTGAGGAGCTTCTGTATAAACGTAAACCTGTCAGCAATTCCTCGCAGCGCCACAACATCCGTAGACATCTGATTTGTAGGCGTATACCTGCGCGTATGGATACCCTTCTTTTGCAGGAGTTCCCTAATCTGTTTTGGACTGTTTAAGTCAAACTCTTCGCCCACTTCATCATAGATTTCCTGCGTTAATTGAGACCGCTCCGAATCTAAACTTTCGGCAATCTCCGCGCAGACCTTCTTATCGAGCTTTACCCCATTGTTCTCCATTACAATAAGTGAGTTTAGTACCTCCAACTCACGATTATAGGTGGACAACAAATCCTCATCTTCTTGAAGCTGTGCCCAAAGCATGTCATAAAGCTTGAACGTAAAATACGTATCTCGACAGGCATACTCGACCATTACATCTATCGGAATATGTTCGTACCCAAAGTCCTTTAGTTTTATCTTTTGCTTTCTAGCTAAACGGCGACGAATCTCTTTAATAAGCTTTTCATATTCATCTGCTTTAGGGTCGATGTACTTTACAGCTAAACTCTTCAACGCGTGCGAGCTATTCTCATCCAAAACATAATGCATCAACATCGTGTCGTGGACCTTGCCCGAAAGAAGCACCCCATCTTTAGCTAACTTATGGTGGTCGAACTTATAATTATGGAAGACATAAGCCGTACCGTCCAAATTAAATATGTCGTTTAGCCCTTCAACAAAATCTTCAATGTTGGGTTGGTGGTCCTCGGTCTCGTGTCGAAACGGGATATAATAGTTGTCCTGCTCCGAAAACGTAAACGATACACCAATAACTTTGTGGTTCCAGTTTAGTCCTTGAGTCTCCGTATCCACCGCAATTACGGAAGGAGACATCTCTTTAATCTTTGACCGAACTACATTGAAATCTACTAAGTTATCTATAAGCGTGAACTTAATATCGTCGCTTTGCATCGACTCAGGGTTATTTTTTCTTTCTTCCAATAAAGGCATTATAAATAGACTCTTCTCTGGTTTTCTTTGAATGTGCTTCTGATCTTCTCTTTAGTGCATTACTTACTTTTTCTGGGCTATTCAAGGTCGATATTGAAGGGCAAGGAAACAGCCGTCGCATAGTCACACCACACTCTGGACAAGGCACCTCAACATCTCTGTTCTTTACTAATTCTTCTTTTTTGATGTCGCAGCTTTCGCAAACATAATCGTATAAAATCATAATTCCACTTTCGATAAGAACGACCTAACCTCATCCATGGAATGGAGTTGAACCACCCACTCCAAGTAATCTGGAAAGCACGCCCTCTCGTGTCCATAGAGGCTTCGACAACCCAACCCCACATGAATAATCTGTTGGGCTAAATCATCTCGTATATATGCCAGCAAACTCTTTTTTCTAGTTGAAGAAAACTTCATCAGATACTCAGTGTTTGCCCTACCCTTAAATTCTTTACTAACACTCTGTATATATCGTGTCTTCTTTATTTGGTACTGAGAGTCTTCAAAAAAATCATCTATTTCTTGAAGCATCTCATCCCGTAAACAACCTTCAGAGACGTATTCTAGTTTCTGGGGTCGTTGATAGCCGCTTTTTCTTTTTGTTACAGGCTCTAATCTAACTGGTTTTTCTTGTTCTTTTTGTAACCGATCTTGCTTTTCTAATAAAAGACCCCTCGCGGAGCTACAAATTGATTTACACGAATCCCGAACAACACACTCAATAAATGGGCACTCTGTACCGTCATCATCGTAGTATTCAGTACCGTAACACTCGGAGTTCGTATTAACACTCTCCATGCTATGCGGACGGTACTACCATATCTTCAGAATAGTGGTCCCGTACAATCGTACGAACCAATTCTGATATAGTAATTCCGTAACTAGCAGACTCTTTTTCCAACTTCTCATAGTGCGTTGGAGGAACGTAAACCTGTATTTTTATTTTCTTATCTGAAGTACTACTTGGACTCAATTTCATTCTTACTCTCCCAATTACTTAGGTGACACTACTGTAGTCGCTAAGGACTCTGTTTGTCAATCGATTTTTTGTTACAATCTAAATAGCGTATGCATTACGCTACCTACGGGAACGGCGCTGTTAATCAACCGCGTATTTTCTTCGTAATCTCTATCTCCAGCATCCAATCCGTCGTCATGAAGGACCACTTTCACCTGCCCAGAAATACGCTTTGAATATCTCGTGACCTGGTCATATGCGTCATTATCCCAGTAAAATACAACCGTGTCGAATCTATTTAGTAAAGCCACTTGCCTATTGCTCAAACTCTTTCCGAAGCTAGAGACAACATTATCCTCGACAGATATAGCATCAAACACGCCCTCTGTAACCACAACAGTGTCACCTAAGACATTGTCATAATTATAAAGAAAATCTCCTTGCTTATTCGCTGTAGGATTAAGGTACTTCCGTCCAGAAATGGGCTTGAGTTCACGCGCAACAAAAGTCACCAGGTCACGCCTATAATAGCAAGGCACAATAATCCGCCCTGAATAGAACCCGCTATAACAATACATGATGTTATATTTTTCTATCTTACGATCACAGACCTTACGAGAATGGAGGTACTGCCTCGCATCAGACAAGTATTTATCTATAGAAGGTATGCCGGTAGTCTCTAAAAGTCCGACAAAAGACTCATCAAACGTCATAGGGGAGTATTGAAACTCTGTAACAACATCATCAACCGAATCAACAACACTACTAACAACGTCATCAACTGAGGTCTTTTCTCTATACGCAGTAGCAAACCCCGTGATGAACTCTATAGCGTTTGACTTTGAAATTCCTTCGAGATCGGAAATAAACGTAACGAGAGACTTCGGGTCATAGTTGCACTTTTGGCAGTAAATCAACTTCTTAGGAACATGTATGTATAGGTGACCTGTTTTTTCATCATCACACATAAAGCAATGGGTCCGTACCCGATAAGGCTTTGAGGTAGGGTAGACCCTGGAGAAATGCTCCTCCAGGTACCCCTCAAAATCAAAATCTTTAACAGCATCTGTCAGCTTCATCACACCACGTCAAACCGTATAGTTTTAAAATTAGTGTCCAAATCACGCTCTGCCCCACAAGGACACCGACTAGACCCCTTATATATTTTATAGTGCTTTACATCACTACAAGTACCGCAAACCCAACGCTGTACCCAAGCGCCCACAGGACGCGACCAACGGAACCGCTCATAGTCGTGCGGTACGATTAGTTCTGTTGGGAAATACTTACGTTGTTGGTTCAACAAAAACTTATAGTAATCAAAAAAGCGGTCGCCATGGTCTGCGCCATAAAACAAATGACCATACTCATGTAACAAGGTTACCGATAAATCCGTGGGGTGCCGCCGATGGTACGCCGGGTAGACAACAATGCGACGACTGCCCAAGTATACCTCAGCAGAGACCTTATATTTATTCTTTCCAATCTCATATGTATGTCTAGGAACACAAAGGTTAAATTTTTTAATAATATAATTAGAATGTTTTTTAAGCGTATCTATATTTAGTTCCATATATGTATCTTTTTATTTTGTTATAAAGTTTTTACCACCTCAATCAAGTTCCCGTGAACAGAGTTCCAGGCAGTTTCAGCAGCTTTTTCATAATGCTCTTTAGGAATGCCAACAGCTTTTGCCGTAATAGCAGCGTACTCAAGCGCAGCAAAAGCTGTCGCTATGACCATTTCGGGGTCTTTAGTACTTGGTATGCCTAAATAAATGCAAAGGGCCGTGTATAAGTTCTCCACGTTACCCAACTGTAAATTCTCATCGATAACCGGAGATTCCTCAGAAACACTCTCTTCAGGAGTCTCCTCAACTACGTTTTCTTCCTCTGACACTAGATTATTCTCCTTTCTTTGACTGGTTAAGTCGTCGTAACAAACGTTTATTCTGTTTTGCCGACTGCTGAATCTCTTTTGATAAAGAACCAGTTTTTTCCTTTAAAGTTTTAATTTCAGACTCTAATACATCTAACCGAAGTTTAGTTGTGTAATAAAATCCACCAATAGTTATCAAAATCGTGCCAATAGCAATTAACGATTTTAAATCCAGCTTAATATTATTCAAATCTAAAGCCCTATCTCTTCCCAGGTCCAAGACTCTCGTATTTTCTTAAGCCAATCAGACCAGTAACTCTCTTCAAGGCGAAAATTTTCCCGCAACTCAGGAAACTCCGCTAAAAATTCAGGCTTTGTTAGCGCAAGAACAATAATTTGTTCTTGGTACCCGGCAAAATCCCACTTCTTTGCCGTATACTCTAAGTGAGTAGCTATCGTGGCCCGGTTATCCCCATTTTTGTATAACGAGTCATCAACTTGCATAGTCGGATAAAACTCTGGTCGTCGATTCCTACCACCAACGTTATACCAAGGCTTCATACCAAGAACCTCACATATAGCCCGTGTAATTCGCATTTCTGCCAAAATCTGACCGTAATACGCGCCCAAGCACCAAGAACGACCTCGATTTCGGCTCCCCTGAATTAAAGGTCTCGGTATCCCCGTCAGCTTTAAGTATCTATCCGCATATTTAGGGTAAACAGCATTCGAAATATCAAAACTGGCAAATGCTTTTACGTTTGGTAATTTACCTCCGTGGTATGCCCGATATTTTCCAGGATCTAACCACTGAAACACCGTAACCTGACCATCTGACTTCCGAGGATTATCTACTCCAAAACACGACGCATACCCGCGCTTGACCAGAACACGAAAACACTTACTAGCACTAAAACAACAGTCCCAATGAATGAAGCTTGCTAACGTAACATTCTTTTTTTGATTAGAGCGCCACTTCGTATACCCCTTCTTTGTCATCGCAGCAAAATCAAGTGCCCCACTTTCATCCATACTAATAATGTTCACGCCTGGAACGGAAATCTTTTTACCGCCCACGAGGATATAATCGGACCCTGTAATCCCCATAGATTCCTGAACACTACCCACATCAGGCGCAGACTTAAGACTTTCCAAGTAAGTCTCCAGTCTCGTCATAGTCATGGGACCAAGATAACCATCAACCTCTTTTGCTGTCGCAGTAATCTCTGGAACACCAGCGGCCTTGTCTCCAGCACTACCAAATAAAAATCTCTGAACGTCCTTAATAATCGTCAAAAAGACAACATCATCCTCAATAACAACTACAGGCTTCGAAGATTTTTCAGAAATACCAACCGGTGTGTGTGTTGACCAAAATTTCCACAACCACTCACGAGATTTTTGTTCAGAAGCCAAAAATTTATTTGTGTACTCTAAAGCCCGCTTACTCATTATACCTCCCAGTACCATAAAATTCTTTCAGGGTAGAAATTTATACCACCAATACCTAACTAACGTCTATATCTGCATAAAATCTACCATAATAGAAGTTGGTTGGGATGGTAACTTCTATTTTTGCAGGGCTATCTCTGTTTTTAGCTATAAAGATTCGCATCTGCTGCTCATCGTACTCTTTATTTGTTTGACACAATGCCACCATAACGTCTGCAATTGCAGCTTTAGACCAGTCCTCTGCAATATCCGCAATCGTAACCCCCTTTTTATTCATACTGGCACGATTTGCCTGTGAAGCAGTCCATACTGGTATTTCATCATCGACCGCCCAGCCCCTCAAATTTTTATAGATATGTGACAGGTTATGTCGCTCATCTGTATATTTAGTCTCCGCAGCCAACTCATCTGCATAGTCAATGACTATCAAGTCAGGAAACCAACCAGAGTTTCTTAGGTTCTCTGTATAAGCATACAAAGTACTAACCGTAGCACGCTTTGACCCATACTCTTTGATGTGAAGGTTCTTACCGAGCGCGGCTTCCTTTCCACTAATTACGGACTCAACATGATCTTTTTTAGAGACCAAGTCCCCCGCAGTTACACCAGCAAGACTCATATCAAACCGCTCAAGATATCTATCCTCAGACATCTCCAACGTAAACAATAAAACTTTTTTACCGAGCAGTAGATTATGCTCAGATATATGCTTTAAGAACATCGACTTACCACGGTTTGGAGGGGCGATAATAACACCCAGTTCTTTAACTCCTAAACCCCCATGCCGAAGATACGAATCCAAATCTGGAATCCCAGTAGGACACGTTGAAATCTTTCGACTACGCCTAATAACACGGTCCTTCAAACCTTCTACGTTAGGATAAAACTGCCCCTGCTTATGGTTATATGAGGACTCGTATATTGCCTTAGAGAATATACCTGGAAGCGTGTCGTAATCTTCTTTATCGTACGCTGCCTTAGCTTGTTCAAACGCCTGAACAATCAACTCATGCTTAATAAACTCAACACACTTTTCTGCTAAGTACTCACGGTCTGGCGTCGTGTCAGTAGACACATCATCGTAAAGCTGCCTAATTGCTGGAACACGCTCTTTTGTTAGCGCACCGCCTTTAAGGTCCCGCTTTACGGAATCTATGACTACTCGTTTCGTAATACACAAGCGGTAATCTTTGTAATAAGTACGTATCTTACTAAAGAGCCATGCTAAATCTTTTGTTGAAAAGAAACTTGGTTTCAAATGAGATGCCGCGTAACTGAGAAACCTAGCATCCTTCGACATCAAAGACAGTATGGCAACTTGAAAATCTACATCGAATTTAGACATCTCAATCCAATACTATCCCAGCCGAAGGACTTTCAAAAAACTTCGTTGTCACACTCTCTCCCCAAGCATTATCTCGTAGCATCTTCAACCACCCAGCTTGAGTCTTGAGAAAGTAAAGGGAAAGTATAGGTTTCAAAGGGTGCCCATAGTGAAGGTATATCTCTTTGTTCCCAAACCCTAGTGAGTCTTTAATCCGGTAAAAATCTGTTTCGCTTTTCTGTCGCTGCTCTTGCTCACTAACTTTTGGAGCGGTCTTCTTATACGACGATTTAACCGCTTTGACTACGTTATCAGCACCATCGCCAAAGTAATCGATTTCCTCACTAAACTTATCGCAATACTCCCGATATCTACCAACGCTATTCCAATCAGAGTACACCGAAGTTACATACTTTATATCTGGAGCCTCACCCTTCCACTCGTTATAGAAGTAGAACTGGGCCTCAATAAACCGAGAAACGTCAAACTCATACTTTTTACAAACAGCAGCACCGCGAACATAATACGGAAATTTCGACGTACCACGCACCGTGTTATTTTCTATCAAAGTCAAAAACGGTTTATCCAAATAGTTCCGTAGCTTCTTCTCATAAGCTTTTACAAATGCAACTATTTCGGAACCAGACACAAGAACATCGTCACCAAGAATGTCAGATGAGTACTTATCGTACTTAGAAACCTTTTTAGCACCACGAGACTTCTTTTTAGCCTTTCGGTCTACAAACCCATCATCCTCAATGAACTTCATGTAATCACCTAAATCAACCTTATACTGCTGACAAGGACCCCCAGCAAAAGTAGTTATGTCTAACGATTTTAGTATACCCAGCCGCTCTAGTGCGCGACGAATATTCAAATAATGGCACAGCCCAGTCTTCCCACCATCGTAGGCACCAGCACGTGTAAACACAACTTTAGGGATAGCGGCAATACCATTTACAACATGAGTATAAATGTACTCTACTACCTGAACAACTATATCTCTGAGTTTCTTTAGTGAACTATCCCGCAAAGCATTTTGTGGCGAGAACACAACTACAGTCTCAGACACAACAGCATCAACTAGAGGTTCTAAACTTTCTAAAGCTACTGATTTTCGCCTAGCGCAAGCCCAGTCAATGTGGTCAGACACTAACTTTCTAACCTTAGAATAGACACTCCTAGCGTCTTTTACGAATTTATTACCCTTTAGACGGACCCAAGACACAACAAAATCAGTCAGACCAGACTTATTCTGTATATTTAATTCATAAAACCCATATCGGACAATAAATGGGAGGGCTTTGTAACGTTCGCCAGAATAAGTCAATCCATCAGATAAAAGTTTGGCTATATAACCTGATTTCGGCTTGACAATGGCTGTGGATAAATGTAGATTGGCCATATTAGTTTTCCTTTTACCCCCGTTCCCTTTAATCCATGCAAAAAGGTTCGGGGGTTTTTCTTTATCTAATCCCGTTCAGACTAGTAACGAAACCCTACACTCGCCCCAAGTATTCGTCAAGTATCTTTCTGAAAATGTCAGGTAGAAATTCCCTCTTAACATAGAAGGTGAGATCAACTCTATGAGTAAGTATATTTATTAATACTATAGTACGAGGGAATTCACAGGCCGACCCCTTATCAGCGAACTGTAAGAGGTGGTAAAGGAAGTAGGTTGGAGAGGGGTCGCTTAGTTTCAACCATCGTAGGTAGGTAGAGGTCAGGTTGATAACTAAGATGTTTGTTAATCGTCGCTCATAAGCTTATCATAAGATGATTTTATATCCATAAACTTTTCTTGTGACCCAGTTTCTTGATTATCTGGGTGATAAATTTTAGCTAAAGCTTTATACGCGGCAGAGATTACTTCTTTTGGTGCGGTTGGTGTAAGAAATAAATTAGAGTAACTTTTTGTATCAAAAGGTTTTCTTGTATTAGCTATCTGCCGTACATGTTCTGGCATATTTATAAAGGTTATTGAGTCAGTGTAGTGTTCTGCTATCGAAACTACTTTATCTACGACATCCGGTAGAATTACCCAACAGGACATGTCGGACGACCAGGTACGCATTTCTTGCGGTAAATAATACGAAACATAATCGTGTAAATCTTGGGAGTTGTTTATAAAAACTCTAATTGTATTGTTTGGTTCGTAATACTCGAATGAGGTACTTCCAGATTTCATGGTATTTTTATTTTCTCTTTTATAATTTTAGTTCTACTTCTAGTTGTCTCATTGGACGTGTCTGGTGGATTTGGTCCATGTGTAGTTACGTTAACTGTTTCGTACTCAAAGTTTATTCGCCATGCTTTCCATATGAAATTCCATGGTACGGTGGCTAATCCGACTCCTCCTGCTGTACTACCGGAACGCATACTTTGGTGTATGCCTTGTCCTGTTTCAGCGCCACCGTAAAGTTTAAGTACTCCATTCGCTGAGGATGCCACTCTGCCTGCAAAATTTGTTAGTTCATCTTGCGCTTGGGTGCTTTGGGTTTTAGCACTCACAATGTTCCATTGTCCTACGCCGCCGACAACTGTGTGCTTTAACGGATACCCACGTCGTAGAATGATGTGAACCGTATCTCCAGCGTTTAGTTGTCTTATGCTAACCAATGCTATCTAACCTTTTTGCAGATTTCGTATCTCTTTTTTAAATCTTCAATAGAGTACCTAAAAGCTTGTTTTAAATTTACTATTTTTTCCCCGGATATAAAAAACAGATCTTTTTTTCCAAAACTATCTGTAAAGGCCCATATCCCATCTGTAAGTAGTATAGGGTCCTCTACTTCATCTACTATTTCATCTGCCGTTTCGTCTACTGTTTCGTTTGTGACTTCTACGTCAGGATCATTGCCATCGCCACCACTGCTGACCATCGATCTTTTTTTACCTCCTGGTTAATGGTGCTAATTGTAGGGGAGCCCGCTTGTTTTTTTATCGTGTACTCGTACCTTCGCACCAAGTAATCTTCAACTTCACAATGTAAGTTTTCTACTTCGTTTAATTTATACCTTGCGCTGTAGTAAACACAACCCCAATCTACATCAGTTAGTGCTCCAACAGATACCGATAGGCATGGGTCTTTCTCGCTACATAC